TTGCTCAAGCACTGGCAACAATTCTGCAATTTGGTATCGGCGTTTTCTTGCCCAAATCGGAGTCGCATCAGCTTCTTGCGGAGTTTCGATAGAAAAGAATGTATAATCTTGTCGCAGAAACTCAGGCTTCCAGTCACGAACATCATCCCAGCAAATTGCACAAAATCCAAATGTTGTATTCTCATGGGTTACTTGAGCAACCAAATCATCGTGGCCTTTCCAGCCTCGGATGCATTTTGTAATTTCTTCGCGGAAAACCTTTGTTTTATTCTCTTCTGAGACACCTTCCAATGGAAATTTTGTATAGGTAAGTGTAGGTGATTGTTCTATTACTTGTTTAAAAGGTGGTTGTAATCGGCTAACCATCGTAGACAAAAACCCAGTTGGGCGATTGCTGCGCCAATTTTGACCCATACTTTCCAGTTTTTTTGAACTATACGGAGGCTCATTGTTTAACTTTTTCTGAATCAATTGGTTTTTGCGATTTCTTTCGACATTCTGTTGCTTCAATCTCCGATATGCCGAATGCGCTTGTTGGCAGTCCTTAAAAGTTCTTTTAACTTGTAACGTGTCTGGATTTACAATATCCCCAGTGTTATTGGTATCAACAATTTCTAGCTCAGAAATCCTCTGTTTATCTGAAGTCTTCATGATCCGCGCAGCTTTCGATGCGTAGACGTTTGTTACTTCTGATGGGATTGGTTTTGTTGTATCTGACATATTATTTGAGATTTAGCCAGCAATCTGATGGCAAATTATCTGATGGGGAAATGTTGTCTCTGGACATAAAAACTGCTGACTTATTATCGTGACGCAGCAACAAGCAGCCACCAAGCACTTTCGATGTTTTGGTTTCTTTAGCTTGTCTAATCGATGCCGATAACCTTTCGGTTGCTTTAACGCAAGCACCACAACCGCTCTTCCATTGCACGTTTTTTTTGCAAGCAAGACAGATTTTTGCGCGTTGCTCTGCTAGATCACTTGATACAAGTGCTACTTCTTTTGAGGAATTCAAAACATTTTTTGCCCAGATAGTAACGTCATTTAACAACTCTGTTTTTTGACTTGGGGTATGAACTGACGTTACAACAACCATGTCCACTCCATGACAGAAATTGGGATTCTTGGAGCAAATATAAGAATTCACATCTCCTTCAACGTCTGCAATTGGTAAATGATTTTCTGCACGAAAATTCGTGACAACCTCTAGAAGATTGTCATAGCTTTGCCCAGTGAGTTTCGCATCACCATCGTAGTAATGCCAACCTCCCGGTGGAATCATTCCAATTATCGGTTTTGCCATGGATTTTTGTGTTTTATATAAGTTTTTTAATGTTTGCAAGCAAATTTTTGCTTATTTATAAATTTAATCACTAAAATCTACATACTCATAATTTTCAATTCCAATGTGTTTTTTTTGAAAAACAAACTTTTCTGGTTTTGGATCGGTCATTGTTGCGACAACTCCACCTCTTTGTCTCATTAAATATACCAGCAGGGACAGGGAATCGAGTGCGTCAGGGCTGTTCTGACGAGTGCGTTTGACGTAATCTCCTTTGCTCTCGACTCTTACTAACCCCTGCCCCTGCTGTTTGTACCTGCGAGAAGTTGCTTGTCGAACCAACTCCTCGGTACGGAAGCTCGGTGAAATTTTCAAATACTCAAATTCCAAATATTTAGCAAGTCCAAATATTAATTCTGTTACAACTCCAGAATACAATTCATTCGCTCGTTGAGTATCGTCGCCCAAAATATGAGTCTCTGATGCAGCCCAAGAATAGTTAACTCCCATGACTTCGCTTCCGTAGAGGGATTTCAACGCATCGTGGATACCAGCTCCGTTTCCAGTTCTGTCAACGCATAACCAATTTGGGCCAATCCTCATCTCTTTTGCAAAGCGAATAATCTCTGCTGTCTGTTCCAATGTCGCTAGTTTTGGAAATTGCATTTGCGAGTCTAATTGCAAACAAGTTTTTGATTTTTTAAATTCACGGAATTTACCATCCCTCGGAGTCCAACCATCGCAAAGACCATATCGACCAAATGAACAGACAACCTGATCTCTCCCCTCCAACGCCAAATCGAACGCCGCTAGAGGCACTACAGGCCCAATAAACCGCAAGCCTCCCATTGAATTATCCATCATCGCAGGCGTGATGATTGCCATCGAGATGCCTTCTTGCGGAAAGAATCCTCGCGCCATGGTATAATATTCCGCAGTCCTTCCTTTGGACTCGTATGCCATGTAACCTTCGTAGGATTGGAAACCGGGGAAAACAATCTCCTTCTCTAACACGTTCTCACACTTCGCGGCATCGAGCCGCAATACGTGCCAACCCTCTCTGCTCTCCCACTCAAAATCCTCTTCGCAATCCACACTCTGCCAACCTCGTTCTGGTTCGCATCTCTTACCAAATTCGCTGTTTCTGTCTTTCGGATTTGATGCTCCGAAAATCTTGATTCGTCCCTTAGAATCTTTTGTGTCAGCAGCAGACAATATGTTTTGCAGACCTTCCCAAACACCCGCTGGAACCTCTTCAGCTTCGTCCAAAACAACGTGCGTCCTACTCATCTGTCCCCACTTTGGATCTGGCTTTTGCCTTGGACTTGGATGGAATCCACGAAGCGTACCAGTTCCGCTATCGCCTCGCGGTACAGCAACTAGGTGGATGCCATTCTTGTCATCGTCATTGGCTTGAATCGACTTGACCAAGTCCTCGCTACCATCAAACTCTGGACGAACCAATGCAGTTCTGTAAAAATTTTTGATAGCAGCAAATACGTTTCTTTGAGCGTGTGCCTCTGTTAACGAGACTACTTTAATACAAGTATATTCTGGATCTCGCATCCAATCCAGCAAAAACCATGCAGCGGCGTTAAATGTCTTACCCATTGCTCCAGCACCTTGAACAAGTAATTTGTCGTTTTCAAAAAGACATCTCCACGTATCCGCTGCGCTTTGTGGTCGCCAATCATAAACGCCAGCACCCCAAAGGATAGTTGCTGCTGCTTCAAATTGATCGTGCTTCAACAAGTGCTGCACAAAGTTTAAGACAGTTTGTCGAGCTATCTTTTCATCCAACGTAACCAACATTTTCTGAGAATTAGTCAGATTAGTCAGTATGTATTGCGCTGCATAAATGATTCCATTGATATCATCCTTCTCAGCTTCTTCCCTAACTTTTGTGGCAATGTTAATTGCCTGTAGTACAGATGGAGATTTGTTAATCATTCACTTTCCATCCGTACATAAGATTAAACCAAGCACATTCTTTTTCTGCTTGCTTCTTTGTGCTTTTAAATTCTTTAACATATTTAGCCTCAAACCACTTCTTGTAGTCTTTTGACTCTTCCTTAGTCCAGCTTTTCTTGGAATACCATCCATCTTGGTCAGAGAATTCTTTGTCAAATCCATCAAACCCAACACGCTTGAACATCTCGTCTAATGCTTCTATAAAAAATTTATTTGTTTTATTCATAATATTAATCCCAATACTCCAATGGGCAACGCTCAGTGTCCATAACCAATTTGATCTCCATGTTGCATCCACAAACACCGCACTTCCCAGCACCGCTGAATGCCGCCGGATCGAAGTGTACGCACTGATTGCATATCATCAACCGATCCTCGATCTGATCCTTGCTTCGTATTGGCATACCTGCCTTAACAAATGCCGATGCACTCTTCACAAAGTTAATTGCTTTCTGCGACATGGTTGGCTCGATCATTTTAATGATGGTTAATCAATGCAATGTTGAATTCCGCTGCAAGCAGTGTTGTAGATTCATCTGTTAAATACGTCTCTCGATAAACTATTCTCTTGATTCCATAAGATGCAAGAGATTTTAAGCAGTTATTACATGGCAATGTTGTTGATGCCAGTAGATAACACTCCAATGGCTTAACGTGTCGCAAGGCATTTTGCTCTGCATGGACAACGTAATTCCTGCGCTTCTCCCTGCAACTCCAATCCTCAACCATGTGGGGTGGAAATCCATTGTATCCGCAAGATGCAACAGTGTTGTCATGTCGCAACAACACCGCTCCTACCTGCCGCCATGGATCTTTGCTCTTTTTAGCTACAACTTCCGCTATCGACAATGCGTAATCATCCCAGCTCATGATCTATTTCTTCTTTCATTTGTGACAAAAAATAGGCATACATTTTGTGAATTCTGAGCCTTTTTGTGGCCATTTTGATAGGGTTTTGACTGCCTCTGCATGAAACATCGGTTAATGTGAGAATTCATCTTGAAATTCTAAATTAGAATATTATATTCTGATTATGAATAAATTTATTAACCGAATTTGTCACGGAAAAATTCTCCTTCATGCGTCAATGTATTTCTGCAACGTGATCTTCCAACCAATAAACTGCTTTGCCTGAGTCAGTAACATCTTCTGGCATAATGCATTCGTCAGAAATAACTCCATTTAATTGTAATGCGTTCATCACTTTAATTGAATCATATTGTTTGTATTCAATGTAATGTTCCAACGTATTCACCCGTCGAGTATTACTTGGGGTTCGGGTGTTACTCATCGAATCCTTTCATGCCGTCACAAATGAAATAAAGCATCAATGCTGCAAGCAATACATATAATATTATGCAACCCATAATCATTGGCAAGCCTCGCAATCTGGTTCGTTAAGTTGACAAACTTTCTCTATCACTACCTCCGCAAGGTCATCGTCCTCAACTAGCTCTAGTGTTTTAATTTGATGATTGTCCGTTGCGCTTGCCTTGTCTGCCCGCGCGATTGCTGCCTCGTTGGTGTATCGCCGCTCTGGATACCGCCGCGACAACTTCTCAACATTAGCTTCTAGGCATTCGTTCAAAGTCAGACCAAGATCATTAAGCAAGCCTGTAAGATAAAATAAAATATCTCCTGCCTCTTCTTTTACGTTCTCTAAGTCTAATTGCTTCTGATAGATAGCGTGCTTTTTAATTGCGTCAAGCAATTCTCCAGCTTCTCCGCTCACTCCTATTGCCATGTGGATCATTGACGCTTGCAGTGGCGTGAGTTGAACTAGGATTTCTACCCCAGACTTTGCGATTGATTTTACAAACTGTTCGTATGGTGCGTTTTGTATCATTGTTTATGTATGTTGTAGTATGCCTTGCCGAAACAACCTGATTCAGCTAAGGTAATTAATCTTCCCTCGCTTCCGATAGATTCGTCAAGCATCTTTTTTGTGATGATCTGTGGGTGTCCATCATGCGGTTCGATATCAACCCATTCGAAGATGCGAAGAACTTTAGCTGCTCTAAGTGCATTTTTAATGATTAACTCTGGATCATCAGTATGTTGAAGGCAGTTGTAAATCCACGCCTCATCAAATCCATCAATGAATATATCCTCTCCCTTAACGAGCAATGAATCAATGTTCATGGACGAATATCTGTCGTAAGTCCAACTAGGATAGAGTAATGGATCAACAACCAATGATCTTTCGCACAAGTTGATTGTCTTTAACAGCATGGATGTGGGGCCACCACCGATGTCAACGATTCTTGATCCAGATACATCGAAGGAGTATCCTGTTCTGTAAAGCCCCATATACTTGCCGTATACGAAATGCTTCTGGTCTTCGTCGAAAGTATTGCAACAGTCTCCCCAATAGTTGGATTCAAATGTTAAGTCACTCATATGTTGCTTGGATAAACCATTGTCATTGCATCGATTCCGTTTCCATCAGCGTACCAGCCCGCCCCATTGTATACGTCGAGTACGTCTTGGAAGTACTTCTCGTACCTAGGCGCAACCCTTTCAAGCGTAAAGTTCTCCCCAAATGCACGGCAGTCCGCTGGTTTGATCTTGTCGATGTTGTTGATCGCATCGACGTAGTCACCCATCGTGCGGCATCTATACCCAGTGACCCCGTGGAGGTTGTTCTCTGCAAAGGATCCCCAGTCTGTGGTTATTGTTGGTGTTCCAGAAAGTAGATTCTCGATCTGGACTCCACCGAATGGTTCCACATACTGTGATGGCAGGAATGATGCCTTAGCTTTAGACATGAGTTCCTTGCGCGTAGGAACGTCAGCATAGCCGACATACTCGACGTGAGGAGGGAATGTATACCCTGCTTCTTTCTGTCCCGCTACAACCAGTTTAACACCTGCCCTGCGCGTTGCATCGATTGCTATGTCAACACCCTTGCCAGAGTAGACCCTGCCAAGGTACAGGAAGTAA